AGTAATACCTTAACGGTGAAAAGAGGATATAACGCTACTACAAAAAATATTCACGGCGATGATACTGCTATATTTATGCATAAGTTTTATGTTAAAAAGTATTCTGGTACTACGCTATATGATGGAGCTACTAATACATTATTAGTAAAAACAAAGGATATAGATTTTGGACAACCCGGTAGGTTAAAAAAGATATACGCTGTATATGTAACATATAAAAGTGATAACGCTCAAACAGAGCCAATATCATATGAAATAGATGGCACTACAAATTCTTATACAAATTTAACTGGTAATTTTTCAGCAACTACACAGTGGGATGTTTTAAAAGCAACTCCCTCTAGTCCCTTTGCTTGTCAAAGTTTGCAATTAAAAATAACTAATCCAACTAGTACTGTTGGAGCTACTGCTGGTATACAGATAAATGATATAACTATTGAGTATAGAGTTTTGCACTCTAGAGTATCGTAATGGATAGAAATATAAGAAGATTACAAAACATAAAAGAAGCTAGCGTTGCTTCTGGAGATACAAAAGGTGTAATTAGCCATGCTCCTTCTAACCAAAGCATGAAAGAGGGAGAACAAGTATTCGCTCAAGAAGGTAATAAACCTTTAGCGTTATATAAAAAAAGTAAAGGTACATTATGGAAAGTTGGATTATCTAATGATGGTAATCAACATTTTGATAAAAATATTCATGTTAATAAAGATATAAACTATGATGGATATTTAAGAAATATAAGATATCCTGCATTTAAAGCATATATAAGTACAGTTGGGGATGCTCAATCAATAGCTACAGACACTCGCGTTAATGTGAAATTTGATTCAGAAGAATATGATTTAGGGGGTAATTACGATATTAGTGCTTATAAATTCACAGCTCCCATAGCGGGAATATATCATTTTAATGCAAAGGTGCTGTGGGATAACGATAAAGGCTCCGCAGGAGGAGATTGGGACGCTGGAGATAGGCACGATATATATCTTATAAAAAATGATAGTAGCACTAATCCTGCCGCTAATGCTAGAGAAGCATCTGAATTAAGAGTGGTAGTCGCAGATATAGATGATAATTTTATGATGGATAGTATAAGTGGAGATTTAAAATTAGATGCTGGAGATTTTATAACAGTTGCTGTTTATCAGAATACAGGAGATACTCAATATACATATGATGTAAACGATGCTATGTGGTCATCGTGGTCAGGGCATTTAATAACAGCTATATAAATAAGGAAAGATTATGGCATATAAAAATAATTTATTAGAATATTATAGTGGAGGTTCAGTACCGTATCAAGGCTATCGAAGCGGAGGTATGGCTTTAATAAATAGGGCTATGAACTTGGATAAAGCTTATAAAGGCGTACAGGATAAAGCTAAACAAGTTGCTAAAAAAGGCTTGTTTTCTGGACTTGGAGCTATTGGTGGAAGTTGGATTGCTAAAAAACTAGGTTCAAAAGCTCTTGCTGGAGCTCTAGTTCCTATATTTGGCCCTGCTGCTCCTATTATTGCTGAAATGATAACAGCTGGAGGGGGAGCTTATTTAGGCTCTAAAGCTGGATATGGTAAAGAATTAAATGTTGATACTAAAGGTTGGTTAGCTCGTGATAAGCAAAAAATTGATAAAGCTCAGCTTGGAGAAAAAGCTTTTATAGAACAAGGTCTTGGTGCTGGTTTTATGGCTGGCGCTCAAAATATTATGAAAAGCGATACTGTTAAAGATATTGGTGATAGTTTTAAGCAAAAATTCAGTGTGAAACCAGATATAGGGGGTACTCCTATGGGAGGTATGCCTTCTTCAGGGCTACCCAGCGGTGGTGATTTATCTAAAACATACGCAGGTTCTCCAAAAGGTTATGGAGGTTTACCCGGAGCTGAAACATTTAAATATAATCAAGCAGCTTCAGGGTTTGGAAGAGGAGAAAAAGCTTTAGGGGGAAAATCTTTACTTGGAACAACAGATTTTGCAAATCAACTACAGTCTACTGGCGAACACTTTGCAAGAGGTAATTTTATGGAAGGATGGAGCCCTACCATTAGAGAAGCTTGGCAGAATAGAATTGATGAGGGTATAGAACCAGTAGAAGAGTTGGCATCTAAACCTATGTTGTCAGCCTCCAACTATGGCAACCCTTATCTTCTTGGAGCTATTGGAGGTCAAGAAGGCGGAGTAGTAAGAGATGATATGGCTTTATTAGATATGATATTACATAGGAGATAATTATGGCAGATACAGTACCAGCAATGCTTGAACCCGGCGAGTACGTTTTAAATCGTAACGCGGTAAAAGCTATTGGTAAAAACAAATTAGATAAATTAAATTATGATATGGCGCCAAGAGACTTATTAAGTAGAACAGATAAAGGCGATTATGTTATACCTGCGGGTAAAAATATATTTGGACAGCCTACAGAAGAAATGGGTATGGATGAGTTAATGGAAATGATTATGCCTCTTGGAGGTATCGGTAAAATCAGCAAGACCGTTAAACAGCTTGGTAAAAAAGGAATTGATGAATTTATGATTAAGCCTACTAGGCATGAAGGTATAAAAAAAATGGGTGAGTTAGTAACTACAGGTAAAGGAAAGAAAGAAGTATTAGAAAATGCTAATTTAGAAGCTTTGTTAATGGAAGTTAAAAAATGGGCTAGAAGTAGAGGCATATTTGAAGATGTCATTAAAAAACAAGGCGGAGGAGAAGTTCCTGAAACATTACTTAGTATGTTTAGTGGTGGTAAGTATAAAACATCACAAGACCTACCACCTATAAAAGAGCAAGTTATTCCAGCGTTAGAATTTATGACTGGCGCTGAGCACGTTCCTGAAGGCGAAGAAGCTAGCCTTTTAAATTTAGCTTTAGCTGTTCCTTTTCTTGGAAAATTTGGTAAGGGAGCTAAACCTGCTTTAAGTAAATATTACGCCAGTTTATTTGGTCATGGCTCAGCTTCTAAAGAAAAAACTAAAAATTATATTAGAAAAATGTTTAAAGAGTTACCATCTATGGAGTATGATAAAGCAAGCAATAGAATAAAAAGAAGCGCTATAACAAAATTAAGAGACGAAAGCCCTTCTGTAAGAGAGATGGGTAAAGCACTATATGCTGAAAAATCAGGCAAGCCTTGGCGTATGAAACTTCACGAAGATAAAGATACTATGGAAAAAGGAGTAAAAGGTTTTATAAAAGAAGCTGAAGATGCTCATAAATATTATTATGGTAAACAACATGGTGGTATGGTGCATGGCTATCAAGAGGGTGGAGAAGCAGGGAAATATGAAAAAGCATTACAAAAAGCAGAAATGATGGGCGAAGCTGGTTATGCACTACCGGAAAGTTTATCAGCACCAGCGGAGGAAATGAGCAATATGCGATCCCCAGAAGATTTATACGGCACGTATATGAGAGGGGGGCCAGAGATGGCAAAACATAGAATGTCTGGTATGGAGAGTAGAGCATTAGATTCTTTACTACTACAAAAAATGAACAATATGGGTAAATCTGCTGTTCCTCATTATCAGGGTGGTGGACAAGTATCTTCTGGGAATATGCCAGCGCCAACGCAAGAGCATGTGCAAACTACTTTAAATAGCCTACCAAGATCGTGGCCATCAGGACAGCCAGCGGAGATGATCCCTTCAGACGTTTATAATGATTTGCCAACCGAAAAAAATTTAGAAGTGCTCATGCCATATCTTGAGAGTTTCGGCAGAATAAAAACACCGCTTCACCAGCGAAACATGCGAACACTTCATAGGCATGGGTTAAACCCTGATAGTTTTACACCTCAAATGAGGGGTTTAATTGGCAGGGCAGTAATACAACAATTAGGTGCTGAAGGAAGCTAATGCCTTTAGAATCAGACCCTAAAGCAGATTATAATCAAGAATTATACCGCCAATGGCGGGACTCAAGAGCAGACTGGGATACAGAAGCTCGTTATGATATTGACTTCTTTCTTGGTAATCATTTTACCAGTGATGAGTCAGATGAACTACAGGCTCGCAATCAGGCAGATGTGCCGATGGATAGAATCGGGCCAGCAATTGAAAAATTTAAAGCGGTACTAACTTCAAGACCGCCAGCTTTTACAGTAACTCCACGTGAGGACTCTGATGTAAAGATAGCAACATTGTGGCGTACTGTAATGAGTTATATTTGGGAAAACTCACAAGGTGATTGGCAATTAAAAGAAGCGATACATGATTATGCAATCACTGGAATGGGTTATCTGTATGCGTATATAGACCCTGAGTCAGACTTCGGTAGGGGTGACGTCAAGTTCACTTATGTTAACCCTTTTCGGGTATACGTCTCTCCTTCCACCAGAAACAGGTGGTATGATGACGCTGAAGGCGTCATCCTCTCTACCATACTAACTGGTGAACAGGTCGTCAACCTCTACCCTGAATTAGGGCCGCAGATAGATGAAGAATCTGGAGAAGAAGTAGCTGGTATTATTTCACAGTTAAATGCTTATAATGAAGAAGATTACCCTAGTGCTCAAAATAAAAATTCAAAATCTGTATTTACACCAGCTGAGGTAAAAGATAGTGATCTATACCATCGTGAAAAGTTTCAGGTACTGGAAAGATACTATAAGATTAAGGTGGAATATTATCGTGTTATTGATATGCAGTCAGGTGAAGAAGTTATTTTTGATGAAGAAGAGTATATGCAATTTATCGAAGATAACCGTGAACGCGTAGAGAGCAGTCAATATGAAGTAATCCCAGTACAGCAATCAAGAATTAAAGTGTGTGCTACTATGGGACAGATTGTATTATATGAAGCAATTCTACATACAGACTGTTATCCCATAGTGCCCTTGCCTAACATTTGGACAGAAACTCCATATCCTAAATCAGACGTATCAAGAGCTCGTCCAATGCAAAGATTATTAAACAAACTATGGTCATTGGCTTTATCTCACGCTCAGGCTTCTGCTGGTTTAAAACTATTAGTACCATTAGGTAGTGTGGATGATATTAATCAGTTAGAACAGGATTGGGCAAACCCAAATGCGGTAATTGAAGTGGATAGCTCTCAAGGAGAACCTCATTATCCAGCACCACAAGCATTAGCATCAGAGTTTTACAAACTAATCCAACAATGTGAACATTATATTGATTTTACATTTGGATTACCAGAGATGATGCATGGTTTTACAGAGAAAGCTCCCGAAACAGTGCGTGGTACAGAACGTATGATTGCATTGGGAACGGAAAGACCTAAGTCAAAACTGAGAGATATTGAGTTTAGTATCAATAGGTTAGGGAAGGTATTATACAATTTTTGTAAAGGACATTATACATATAAAAAGATTTTTAGGTTAGTTCAGGCTAACAATGATGTAACAGAAGCAATGGCGAATTTCTATGATAGTACCGAAAATGCTATTCTAGACATGAAAAAAGATAAGCATAATCTTTCACAGCATGATGTTCGCATAGAGCCGGGTTCTAGTTTACCAACTAGTAAGTGGGCAGAGCTTTCTGTATACATGGAAGCATTTCAAATGGGTATAGTAGATAAGTATGAAGTACTAAAGAAAAACCCAGAAATATTTGATAAAGAAGGTATCCTCCGTAGAACTGAAGAACGTCAGCAGTTAATGCAACAGGTTCAGGCTATGGAAGAACAGATAAAGAATTTGGAGGGTGACCTCCAGACAGCCCAGAGGGAGTCTGTGCATGATAGAAAACGCGTCGAGGTTGAAAAATTCAAATCTCGATTGTCGGAAATTGCATCAGACGCCAAATCTGATAGAAGGGTTCAATTAAATAAACTACAAAACGAGGTGAAGCTCGAAGCGGAGAAATTGGTTGGTTCCATGAAGGAACCCGGTTCTGCTCCTAATGCTTAGAGACATCTAGAAAAGGAGTCGTAATGGACACTACACAGACAGAGGCCACTACCGAATTTGTCAGTGGTGAAGAAGGACAAACTGAAATAATAGATCAGGTTGTCAATGAAGCAGATAACGAAGCAATGCAGGCTGAAGAAGCCGTTGAGCAAGTAATGGATTGGGAAAGTGAGGCTAAAAAGTTTCAATCAATGTATGATCGCGCGTATGCCGATAATGGTAAATTGAAGCAATTAGAGCCCTTGGGACAATTACTAGAATCTCGCCCAGACTTGGTTGATTTATTACAAAGCAATATCAACGGACAGCCAGCAAAGAAAACGGAATCTAAACCAGCACTGCCAGAAGAGGACTTTAACCCTTGGGAAGCCTACTACAAGCCGGGTTCACAATCATATGAATTTCGTAAGCAACAGGAAACTGAGCTAACGAATCAAGTTGTGGGTCAGGCATTACAAAGGCAGGAGCAACAAATGTCAGAACAAATGACCTATAACAACACGGTTAACGAATTGCGTGGTACATATAAATTCTCTGATGAGGATGTAAATAACTTTATGCAGTTTGTTACTCAACCGAAGGAACAAGTAGGTTTGCCTAATCTTGTAAAACTATATCGTGACGTCAATAAAGTCGGATCGGTTAGTGATACAGCTCAGGCAGTTAGTGCGGCAAGAAATGCTCCAAGAAGCCCCGGCGCTATACAAGGTGCACCACCCCAATCAAAATCAGATGATGATAAGGTTTGGGATAGTGTAATGAGTGTGGGGGATAAAACGGTATTTTAATAATAAAGTAACTCACGGAGAAAAAAATGGCTATTACTAGCGGAACATTAAAGAGTAGCTCGATTACTGCGGCGGCAACTTCGGCTGGTGTGGGGCAAGCCCCAGACCAACGACGATTGTACGACTTCGGGGATCGCGTTGCTGAATTAGCTCCAGAAGAGTCACCGTTCTTTGTATATCTAAATAAAGTAGCGAAAGCACCAACGAATGATCCTGTATTCCGATTTTTGGAAAACAGGTCGCGGATTGATTGGACAAGTAGGACATTCCTATTATCTGCCAATGTTAATGGCGGTTCAGCTGTAAGTGCTGGTAGTTCTTACCAGTTTACGGTTGATACCCCTAACGGAAGCAGTGGTTCAGTTGATTATCTTGTTAAAGGTATGGTTTTTGCTGTGCAGACCCTTG